GCCGAGGCTGCCAGCAGCCCGTTCGGGTGGGAGTTCATCGACGCGGCCTGCACGATGGACGAGCCACTGGGCACGCCGGTGGACGTGTGGGGCGTGGACTTGGCCAAGTCGGTTGACTGGACGGTGGCGGTCGGCCTGGACCGCGAGGGCAACGTGGCGGCGTTCCAAAGGTGGCAGTCGGACTGGCGGAACACGACCAAGCGACTGAAGGCGATGGTCCGTGGCCGGCGGAGCCTGATCGACGCGACGGGCGTGGGCGACCCGATCGTGGAGAACATTTCCGCCGGTAGCCCACTGGTGGAGGGGTTCAAGTTCACGATGAGCAGCCGCCAGTCATTGCTTGAGGGTCTGGCGATGGCCTTGCAACGTGGCGAGCTTCGGCTGCTCAGCGGGGTCATGGAGTCCGAACTACGGGCGTTCCGGTATGAGTACCGAAGCGGGCGGGTACGCTATGCAGCACCGGACGGTATCCATGACGATACGGTCATGGCCCTCGCATTGGCCGTCCGTGCGAGGCAGTCGCGTGGTGCCCCGGTGTCGATCGATGTCGGCCCGAGGCTGGACCTTGACGACCCGGACGAATGGGATGATTGATGGCAGACCCGTCCAAGCTGTACGGCATCACGCTGGGTGACTTCGGCCCTCAGAAGTACCAGACTCGCAGCTTCAAAGAGCCGGGCGAGGTCGATGACGCTTTCCGGTATTGGGTGCATCGGTGCGTGAACATCAACGCCAGCGTTGCGGCCTCCGTGCCGTACAAGCTGGTTGCCATGCCGCGTGACCGTGACGCCGCCCGAGCCATGCAGGACATCGCCAAGCCGCTCGGCCGCGAGACGAAGGCCATGCTGCGTGGGGAGTCGGACACCCCGGCCCCATACTCATGGCGGGTGAAGTCCACCCGGTACAGCGTCGAGGACATGGTCGAGATCGAGCAGCACCCGATCCTCGATCTGCTGGCGAACTGCAACCCGTGGGTGGACGGCTACGCGCTCTTTGAGTCGCTGTACGCCGACCTGCATCTGTCGGGCCGGTGCTACGTCAACATGGCCGGCGTGGAGGGCCAGGCCCCCTCGCAGCTGATCCGGATGATGCCGTACTACATCGAACCGATCCCGGACCCCGTGGAGTTCGTGTCCGGGTTCGAGTACCGGCACGGCGCGCGCGAGGAGACATTCGGCCCGAAGGAAGTGCTGTGGGTCAAGCGGTTCGACCCCACCAACCCGTGGGGCGGACGTGGTGAGCTTCAGGCTTGGGCGGACTACTCGGACGCCGCCAAGCACATCGCCGGGTTCAACGCCTGGCTGATGGAGCGGCACGGTGCCCCCGACTACGTCGTCACGGGCGCGGACGGCATGACCGAGGACGACCGCCGGGCCTTCCGGTCCCGCTGGGGGACACTGTTCGGTCGTCTCTGGAATCGTCGGGAGACGGTGGCGTTCATGTCGGGCGGTGCGAGCCTCGAGAAGCTGAGCCAGACCAACCGTGAGCTGGAGTTCACGCAGTCCAGCAATCAGGTCCGGGACTTCATCGCGTCCGGGTTCGGTGTCCCCAAGCCGCTGCTGGCGACGGACGACGTGAACCGGGCGAACGCCAAGGAAGCGACGGACCAGCATCTCCGGCTCACGATCTGGCCGCTGGTCTGCCGGATGTTCGATGCGATGAACGACCAACTGGTCCCGCTGTTCGGGGGCCGGATGCTGCTGATCCCGGAGAACCCGATCCGGCAGGACGCAGCCGAGCGAATGGCCGAGCGGACCAGTCGCCTGCAATCTGGATCGAGCATCGACGAGCTGCGAATCGAAGATGGTCTCGAGCCGTGGGGCACGCCCGAGAGCGAGGCCCCGCTGGTCGCCACTGGCCTCACCCCCCTCGACAAGCTGGGGCAGTCACCGCTCGGCTCACTCATGGGGATGCCCGGAGGCCCGGACGCAGGCACCCAGCCCGAGGACGGCGAGGACGACCCAGACGACGCCGAGGACGAGGAAACGCCCGAGGAGCCGCCCACGGCCCGGCAGGAGCGTGCAGCGAGGACGTGGAGCCGGTGCGGGTGCGGGGAGCCTGAGTCAGCGATCGTCAGCCAGCTCGACATGCTGGTCCCCACGGACATGCCCCGCGACCTCGAGGCGGTGGTGAAGCGTGCCGACGAGGCCCAGCCCGAGGAGACGGAGCCGATCATCGAGGCCCTGCTGCCGGTCCTGCGTGGCCTGCGCGCCCGTCTGGACGACATCGCCAATGCCACGGGGACGATCGAGGAGCTGAATCTGCCCGAGGCCGTGGTAGCCGAGGCGATCCAGGAGGCCAAGAGTGGTCTGATCGGCCCGGTAGGTCGGTCGATCATCCGCCAGGCTCAGGCCGAGGTGAACCGGGTGTCACCCCGCATCGGGATCAGCTTCGGTGAGGGCGATGACCTGATCGCGGACTACATCGAGCAGTCCACGGACCGGATCGCCCGGACGACGGTGGGCCGGTACCACGAAACCGTGTCCAAGCGGCTGGCCGCAGCGGCAAGGGAAGGCCGGAGCGTCAGCCGTGAGGCGAGGGCGCTCGCGCGGGACAGCAACATCGAACGGTATTTGATCGACCGCGTGGCCCGGACTGAGCGGCAGTACGCCCAGAGCTACGCCCGGAGCGTGGCGTGGGAGCGATCGCCGGTGGTGCGGGGCAAGCGGTTCGTGCTGTCGTCCGACCCGTGTGAGCTGTGCCTGTCTGCGGCGTCGGCAGCCAAGGACACGGTCTACGAGCCGACCGCCCCGATCTTCGAGTACGGGGCAAGGCTTCAGGCCGGGACCATGAAGGACGGCACGCCCCAGATGGTGTCCCTCGACTACATGCCGGGCGGCCTGATGGGTCCGCCGATTCATCCAAACTGTCGATGCGACATCGAATCAGTGCTGATCGGAGAATGACGATGGAACACACGACCAAGCTCTGCGGGGTGGATTTCAAGTCCGACGGCGACGGTTCGCACGTCACGGCCCGGATCAGCACGACCAGTCCCGACCGCGAGGGGGACGTGGTACTGCCGTCTGGCCTGAAGGCCGGGAACTACAACAAGAACCCGGTGGTGCTGCTCCAGCACGACAAGAATCAGCCCATCGGACGGGCGACGAGTCTGCGGACCACCCGTGACGGCGTGATCGCCACGATGCAGTTCGCGGAACGCCCGAAGACGCACCCTGACGCAGCCGAGTGGATGCCGGACACGGTGAAGTCGCTGATGCAGCAGGGCGTTCTGTCGGCGTTCAGCATCGGGTTCCGCGTCCCCGCTGGCGGTGTGCGGGCAGCGACCGAGAAGGACATGGACCGTTTCGGGGAGGGCACGCGGAACGTCATCACTGATTGGGAGCTGCTCGAGTTCTCGGTGGTGTCGATCCCGGCGAATCAGGACGCTCTGGCGATCGCGGTCGAGAAGGGCTACGTCCCTGACGGCCCAACGGTGCGCAAGCTCGGGCTCGGTGATGAGCTTCTGCGGGCTGTCGAGCCTGCCAATGGGCGACGTGTTCTGGCCATCCCGAGCGTGCGGATGCTCCGAGTAGACTTCTGACAGTGTGCTGATGCTCGGTCTGTTGAGTGTCGTCGTGCTGCGGGCGGTTCATGCTGGCCCGGGTTCGATGGTTCAAGGCTGACCGTGGTGGGCGAGTTTCAAGTGCTAACCAAGGAGAACCCCAATGGGTTTCAAGTGGTCGCACCTGCTCTCGGTCATCGAGGGGCAGGGCTACAACGGGCCGAAGGACGATCTGACGGCTGTGAAGTCGTTCCTTTCGTCCGAAGGCATGGACACCGACAAGATCGAAGTGGCTGATGGAAAGACCGTCCACCTGGACGAGCTGTTCGCCAGCCGTGACGGGAAGCCCCTCAACGCCGCCGATGCGTTCGAGAAGGCCCAGCGTGATGCCGAGGTCGATCAGATCGTGGCGAAGCGTCTGGAAGCGTTCCGCGAGACGACCGGCATCAACGCCACCCCGAAGGCGTTCGCCCATGACGTGAAGGTCGGGCGGGACCGCGTGGGCGAAGACCCCAAGGGCGGCTTCAAGCACTTCGGTGACTACCTCGGCGGCATCGTCAAGGCGGGCACCCGTGACTCCATCGCTCCTCCGGAGATGGTCGCGTGGCAGAAGGCCTCGCTGTCCACCTACGGGTCCGAGGGCATCGGTGCTGACGGCGGCTTCGCCATCCCCGGCGAGTTCCGCGAGAACATCACTTCGCTGGTGCAGGCTGACGGCAGCCTGATGAGCCGGTGCGATCAGCTCCCGATCACCAAGGCCAGCATCTCGCTGCCTGATGACGAGACGACCCCGTGGGGTTCTGACGGCATCCGGTCGTTCTGGGAAGGCGAGGCCGGGGCTCAGGCCCAGAGCAAGCCTGCGCTGAAGTCGAAGGACTTCCGCCTGCGCAAGCTCACCACTCTGGTGCCGCTGACCGAGGAACTGCTCGAGG